AGATCAGCAAAGAAGGCAGAGCCGCATTCAGCGCGAAGTTGCACCTGGCCAGCGGCAAGTCCGCCAAGACTGTCCTCAACACTTTCGATCAGGGCCTGGCAGCGTTTGCGCAGCGCCCCCGAGCCCGGGGTGGCATTGTCGAGGTCAAAATCCACTTCCACCGCAGGCGTGATACCAAACTCAACGTAGTAATTGATCACCGTCGCACCGTCCTTGGGGTCTTTCACCACCCCTTGGATACCGTTGAAGAGGTGGAACTCAAAGGTGGCCTCAGCGTCATTCCTAAGCCGCCCCATCTTGCGCGCAACCTCTGCCTGCACCTGTTGGGTTGCGGTTTCTGAGCCAAAGTCACGGATACCCTGGATCTCTGAGGCCCAGAGAACATCCTGCTTTTTAAACTGTCGACAGACAAAGGCCCGCATGTCGCGCCGTTCGGGGACCTGTTGTTCATAAGCCGAGCCACGCTCCGAGAACGGGATCAACGACAGCGTGCCATTGCGGCTCTCAATCATAATCGTACGCGCCCGCACACCGCGCGCGCCAAACAGGTTTGCTCCCGACAATATTGCAGGCTTGAAGGGGATGTTTTCGAGCGCGCGGGTCAACTCGATGATGCTGAAGGCGTCGCCTTCAAAGATGTCCATGGTGGCCATGAGCCGACCTCCTATTCAGGTGGGGATGATGGGTCTGCGCCGATCGCTCAGCGCAAAATGATGCCAAGGGCTGCCAATGCCGTGATGGCAGCAGTGATCTGCGCCTCAGTGGCGCCCTCGGGCAGGATGATCTCAGCGCGGTTCACGATGGCAGGGCCGCGCAAGATCACTACGCTGGCCGCGTCGGCGTCCGTGGCATCAATCGCAGCCCAGAGGATGCCTGCCGCGTTTTGGCTGCCATTTGTAGCTGCAGGTACGAGGCCGGTGTATTTACCACCCGTGGTGATTTTGCCGAGCACTGTGCCCGGGGCAAGTTTGCCCGCGCCAGAGGCGACTGTGATGGTTTCGCGGGTATAATCGCGCAGCACTTCCCAGACGAGGAAGTCGCCTGGATGTGGGCCTTCGGTGAGCGTGGTCATGCAAATTTATCCTTTCAACTTGAAGGTGCGGGCGATCACATCGCCCCAGGGATGGGTGGAACTTGCCGAGCCCGGTTGGGCATGGGCGCTGCTGATATCAGGATCGATATCTGCCTTGGCGGCCAGAAGGGCTGCGCGAATGTCATCAAGACCTCTGTCCTCTTCCAAGAACCGTCCCGCCATTTGCGGCTGACCGGCGAGGCGGCACAGATCAATCACAGTGCGCGCATGCGCGATGGCTTCAGCACGGATGGCGCTGGCGTCGGGAGCAGTGTTGCCAACTCCAACAGTGCTCCGTCCCTCAGAGAGGGGAGCTGGTTCTGGACCCAGATCAAAAGTCTTGTCAGCCGCAAGAGTTTCTGGATCCGGCGCGGGTTCCGCGTCTGGACCTGCTTCAAGGTGAGCCCCAGCAGCTTCGACGCTCTTATTGGGGTCCGTAACGGTGGAACCGGACTCACGCGACAGCGGATCGCTGATCTGAATACCGTCGTGACTATCAACAGTTTCACCCACCCCAGCCTCTGCCGCCTCTGCCGCCTCGACGGCCTCGACAAGCACCGGCGGTGCATTGCGGAAGCGCCCGATGTCGAAGCTGGCGGCAATACGGACTGGCTCTGCCATCCGCGTGGCCAGTCCCAGATCCAATGCGTCCTGCGCATCGAACCATGTCTCTGCAGCCATCAGGGCTGCAATCTCCGTCTCGGGCTTGCCAGATTTGGCGGCATAACCCCGGGTCATGCTCCCCGCAATCTTGTCCAGCGTGTCAGCCATCCCTCGCATCTCAGTGGCTGTGCCCATGACAAGGCCGGAGGGATCATGGATCATCATGAAAGCATTCTCCGGCATGACGATCTCGTCACCCGCCATTGCAATGTAGCTGGCAGCCGAAGCCGCAATCCCGTCGATCCAAACGGTGATCTCGCCTGTATGACGCTTTAGCGCATTGTAGATCGCCACTGCATCAAACACCGAGCCGCCCGGACTGTTGATCCGCAAAGCCAGCGGCGTGCCATCCGGCAACGCGCCCAGTTCCGCCAGAAACCCCTTTGCCGAGACGCCATAAGCCCCGATTTCGTCATAGATCACCACCTCCGCGCCCGTGGCTAGGGCGCGGATCGTGTACCAGCTGTTCATGCTGTCACTCCTGTTCAGATGTATCGTTGGTGCCAGCACCAGCGTCGCCGCCAGCATCCGGCAATTGCGCCGGTGTCGCCCGCGCGCCCTGCGTCTCGCCCGGACTGGTGCGGTACTGCAGGCCCAGTGCCGCCACGCGGGCCGCGTCGGTCGCGTTTTCTCGGTCGATTTCCTCGACGTCGTAGCCCGTCGCCTGGACGACCTTGCGGCGCGAGACAATCCCTGCCTCCATCGCCAGCACCTGCGCCTGGATGTCTTTCAGCGGATCGACCCAATCCCAGCGGGGCGGGATCCAGTTCACCGGGCGGTAACGCGCCGGAGACCGCGCGAAGTCCGGTATCTCCAATGCGCCCGACAGCACCGCCGTTTCCAGCCAGCGCGCCCAGACCGGGCGGCAGAGCTGGTGCGCGACAACACCGTGCTGCAACTGCTCGACGCGGCGGCGAAACTCGACCAGTTCGGCGCGCAGGCTCGAATAGTTGGCTTGACGCACGTCGCCAGTTACCAGGTGATAGGGCAGCCCCAGCGAGGCCGAAACCGACAGCAGCGTCCGGTACTGGAACGCCTCATAGCCGCCACCGACGTCGGCAGGGCTGGAGAACTTCACGTCTTCGCCCGGGAGCAGAACCTGCAGGGTGCCGGGTTCCAGGCTGACGGTCGCGCCGCTGTCGTCGGTCGCCTCGATCTCGCCCATCAACTGTTCTTCGGGCGCGGTCTTGGTGATGAAGCCCGCAAACATCGCCGCCGTCTTCTTCCGGTCAAGTTCTGCATCGTCGTACTGGTCGAGCAGAAACAGCCGGACCATGGCAGGTGCCACATGCGGCAGACCCCGGATCTGGCCCGCATCGATGGGCCGGTAGATGTGCAGCACGTCCCCGGCAGGGACACGGACCGTTTCCGACGTGAACATGCCCTGATCGGTGCTGTCGCCGGGATGGCGGCGGCGAAAGTGATAAGCTTGGCGTCGCCCGATGGCATCGAATTCGATCCCGCAGCGGATGCGGTTGCCGTTTGCGGCGGTTTCGGTTTTCTCGAAGGGCAGCATCTCCGATTGCAGCAGTTGCAGCTGGATCGGCACCAGCAAGCCATCTTCTGCCCGGCGCGGCCGCAGCCGCACGAAGCATTCGCCCGCGACGAACATCTCGCGCGCCACCATGGCTTGCAGGCCGTAGAAATCGGTCAGGCCGTCGGCATCGGCCTCGTCGGTCCATGCGAGCCACAACCGCTGGACCTGATCGCGCAGGGCCGCATCCTCGATCAGTGACGACGGCTTGATCCCATCGCCCACCAGGTTCGACGCAAACGCCTCGCAGGCATTGGCGGCATAACCGTTGGTCACCACCAGTTCGCGCGACCGCGCCAGCAGACGCGGACCGCCCGAGGCGACCAGCGAGTTGATGTTTTCCATCGGCGGTTGCCAGCCGCGCAGCCGCCGCTGCGACATCGCCCCTTCCAACCGGGCACGCACGGCTGTGGGGCCACCGGCCTTCCGGCGGCGGAATGCATCGAGCCAGGCCATGCGTCAGAGGCCTTTGCGGGTGATCACGCGCACCTGCCGGATGATCTTGCGCCCCTCGGCTGCCGCGATCTCGCGGTCCAGCACCTCAATTGCCCGGTCGATTTCGGCGATGCTGCGGTAATCGACGGTTTTGCCGTCATAGCTCACGCGGGCCACGCCAGAGGAACGTTGCGTCGCGAGAGTTTCGCGGCGGGAGCGGAGGTCAGCAGTCGTCGTCATGTGAATTGACCTCAAGCTTGAAAGTGTTCCATTTGATAGGCTTGCCACCCATTGAAAGCGAATCCATGACCCACTCCGAAATCATGCGCGATTTGGCGCGGGACGACATTTTCCCAAAGGCCGCCATGGCCGATGCAGGCGAGCAGCGTGACGCAATGACGCCGATCTTTCTCGAACTGGTTGCACGGCTTGGGCGCCAAAACGTGTCCGCCATGCGCGGCGCTGATCTGATGGCACTAATCCCGGTCTTCTATCTGCTAGGCGAATGGCGGGTCACGCATGCCTATCGCCCTTTGCTTCACATGCTGCGCCGCCCGACCAAAACCATCGATCACACCCTCGGCGATGCGGTGACGGAAGTCAGTTTTCGCGTCATCGCGGGCACCTTCGATGGCGATCTGCAGCCCTTGTTCGAGGCAATTCTTGACCTGCAAGCCGACGATTTCGCGCGCAGCTCCCTGATGAGCGCCCTTGTCCTGATCGCAGACATCCATCCTGATCAGCGCCCTGCGATCGAGGATTTCATCCGGACCTTCCGGACGCGCCACCTCAAGGCATCGACTGATGTGCTGATGGGGTGGACCGAAACCATTGCCGATCTTGGTCTTGATGACATGACCGAAGCAGTTCGTGAACTTTTCGACAAAGGCCTGATCCCCAAGGATTACTGCGACTTCTCGCATTTTCTCGAAGACCTGCAGGCGACGCGTGATGCGAACGGTGCCCCTGGCAACCCCCGTTATGGCGAGGGACTGATCACCGATTCCATCGCTGAGCTGTCAAAATGGCACTGCTACACAGACGCGTTCTTCGAGCAGCAAAAGGTGCGCAAGGTCAGCAACGACCTGCGCGTGGCTCCTTGGACCGAGTTTTTCAAGAACCCGGCGCCGCCGGTCGGCCGCAACGACCCTTGTCCTTGCGGCAGTGGCCAGAAGTACAAGAAATGCTGCCTGCAATGAAGCAGCAACAGACCCGGGCCGATCACCGCATGTAATTCGACGCCACAGACCTGCGCCGAGCGGGACTGCGCACTGCACGGATGGATCCCGCTGCGGCTATTTCACCTCCCCCGTCAGTCTTGCCGTCCCCTGCCACCTGCGCCTCCAGATCGACCCAGCGCGCCTCGGACCACCGATCTGCGCCGACGATCCAGGCGGCGGCGCGGGCGTAGACCCGGCAATCCAGCGCTTCGTTGCGTTCGCGCAGCTTTTGCCATTCGAGGCGGGCGAAGCCGCGCTTCGTGCGCACGGTGACCAGCTCTTCGGCCACAAGTTGCTTCAGCCATTCGCTTTCCACCCAATCCGGCAGATGCACCGTGCCGGGCGGGAACATTACGCCCTCGGCCAATTCCTCCTTCGTCGGGCGCGGCAGACCGAGATGGCGGTAGGTTTCCGCCTTGAAGGTGGAGACCGCCACCGTCCAGAGCCTCGCGCCCCGGCGCAGGCGTTTGCCCGCGTCGGTGACATCGACATAGGTCGGGCCCGAGACCGGGCTGGAACGATTGAACCCCTCGGCGCCCTTGACCGGTGCGACCTGCGCCACCCCCTGCCGCCGCGACCAGCCATAAACGGCTGGAGCCTCATAGCCGGTATCGATGGCGAGTTTGGCCAGCCGCAGCTGCGCGCCGTTCTGATGCACCCACGTCCGGTCAAGAAGCTTTGTCAGCTCGGCCCACGCACCCTGATGGTCCGGGCCGCCCTCGATCACGATGTGATCGACCAGCCAGCTTGTGCCGCCCCGACCCCAGGCCCAGACGTCAACCTCGATCCGGTCCTTCTGCACATCGGCCCCGGCGGTCAGGAACAGACCGCCCGCAGGGACGATGCCCGGCTTCCATGTCTCGCGCCGATCATAGAGCCGCGACCAGTCCGGCGCTTCGCCGGTTTCCACCCATGTTTCGCCAAGGATGGTGTTCTTGAACGCCCGGATTGCTTCATCCGAGCCTTGTGCCGCCTCCCACGCCCGCACGATCCGCTCCCAGCTGAGCCAGCCGATCGGCGAGTAAAGCGCCGAAAGGTGATAGCCGACGGTGCCCGGATCGGCGGCAGTCGCGGTTGCCCGCCACTCGCCCGCCTCCAGCAGTGCCGTCTTGTGATGTTCGGCGATGGCGCGGTCGCAGCCCTCGCAATGGTACGCCGCCGCCTCGGGGCGCCCCTTTTCCCAGCGCAGCCGCTCGAACTTCAGCCACTGGAACTGGCTGCAATGCGGGCATGGCACGAAGAACCGGCGCTGATCGCTGGTCTCGTATTCCCGCTCGATCCGGCTCAGCCCCCGGATCGTCGGGGTGGAGACCAGGAAAACCTTGCGCCGGTGCGCGAAGGTCAGCGTCCGGGCTTCGGCCAAACTGACCGGGTCGCCCTCCTCGTCGGCTGAGGCGGGATAGGCGTCGACCTCATCGAGGAAAATATAGCGCGCCGGGGTCGAGCGCAGCCCGACCGCCGAATTGGCCCCGGTCATGATCAGAATGCCGCCCGCGAATTCCTTGGACAGCATGGTGTTGCCCGCGTCACGCGACCGCGCCGGTTTGACCCGTTCGCGCAGTGTCACGCTTTCCTCGATCAGCGGGTCGATCCGCTGGCGCGAGTTGCGTTTCGCCAGTTCCACCGTCGGCTGCACCGCGAGCATCGGGCCCGGCGCATGGTGGATGGCAAAGCCGATCCAGTTGTTCCCGGCCTCGGTAGCACCGACCTGTGCCGCCTTCATGAACACGATGCGCTGGACAGCAGAGCTGGGCGACAGCGCGTCCATGATCTCGCGCATGTAGGGCGTGCGTGCTGTACGATAGCGCCCCGGTTCAGCGCTGGCGCGGGACCCCAGCATCCGGTGCGCATCGGCCCATTCCGACACCGTCAGATCGGCATCCGGCCGGAGGCCCCGGCCCCAGTTGCGCAGCAGGTGGTCGGCCCCTTCGAAGGTCACCAAACCGTCACTGTCCTCAGCGAAGGTCGATGCGGACCTCGGCGAGGCTTTCGAGTTGGGCACGGACATGGGCTTCCAGAACCTTCTGCATCATGACGGGCTCCAGACTTCCGTGATCCGCGATCATCACCCCCAGTTCCGACGCCATCAGCGCCGCCGCCCGCGCGGGCCAAGTCACCCAAGCGTCGCGTTCCTCTCGCGCCAGCCGGAACACCAGCCCAACCGCGCGATCCCGGTCGATCAACTCGCACTTCAGCTTCGCGAGCTTCAGCTTGCGCTCCTGCGCCTTCAGCACCTCGTTGGCAGTCTTGGCTTGAAGGAAAGTGGTGCCGCCGCCAGTGACTGGGGCGGGCAACCCTTCCTCGCGCAGGGTGTCGCCAACCGCCGACAGCGCAGTGTCTGGCACCGGCTTCAGTTTGGGTGCCGGTGGCGGGGCATTCGCTGACGCACCGCGCTGCTTTGCCGGATCCGTCATCGCGGCGCGGTGCACATCGGATGCGGCCGCATCAATCGACCCATCGGCGTGCTGAACCAGCCGCCCGGTATCCTTGGCCTTCTGGATGGCACCCCGCGACAGGCCGACATGGGCGGCATACTGGCGCTCGCTCATCCCCAGCATAGTGTGCCCCGCGCCCGTCATAAAGCAATGATATTGCTTGGAAATGAGTTGATTACACGCGGCGATGGAGCGATTCTGAGATCAGGAAATCATCCCTGATCGGAGACCAGATCATGACCCAAGCGACCAAACCCGCCCCCGCCGTCCCAAAGGCGCTGATCCTAGAGATCGCCACCAGGCACTTCTTCGTCGAGACGCTGAAAACCCGGAACAGAGACCAACTGGATTTCCACGATGTGGCGGTCTGGGCGATGCGCACCGCCCTTGAAGATGCCTTTGAGGCCGGGCGCATCGCCGGTGCCAAGGCCATGCTCGCCGCCGCCACTTCCCGCTGAAAGGATCGAACCATGGCCACCACCACCATCCGCATCGACATCGCCACGCTGCCAGACCATCTGGACCGCAGCCGTCTGAACGGCGTCGCCGCCAGCATCGAGGAGGCGCTGAAGGAGGCAGGGATCAAGGCCGACTGCTCGGACCTGTTCTCTCACCTCAAGATCGAACTGCCGACAGCACAACTGGCCGCCGCCAGCGCAGTGCTGGCCGATCTGCAGCTGATCTGACGCAGGCCGATGAGCACCCGCGCGCAGATCGCCATCCAGATCGGACCCGACGAATGGGCCCATGTCTATGTCCATTTCGACGGCTACCCCGCCCATATGCTGCCCGCGCTGGCGCGCTGGAAGCCCGATGACATCCTCGCCGCGCGCGAGATACGGCAGGTCGCGTCCGAGGCGTTGGATTGCTTCAGCCCGCCGTGCGACCCGCGCATCCTGCCGCGTCCGACGCGGGAGTTTGCGCATCTTTACATGTGGATCGGTTGCCAATGGGTGACCGTCGTGCCGCAGGCCGATGCGGACCGGCCCCAGCCGTGATCGCGCGGCGAAGTATGATGAGAAGGCACTGATATTGCTTAAAATTTCCTACACTAAGCGTCCCGTCAGAGCGAAAGTGATTACACGAAAACGATGCAACTCAGCCAAGGAGACCACGCCATGACCACCCGCAGCACCTCCGCCCCGAACGACAAAGCCCTGAACGCCTTCCTTACCGCCAAGATCGAGATCGACGCGATGCTGGCGCGGCTGGCCGCACTGAGCGACAACCACTTCGGGACATGCCCCGACGAGATCAACTGGGGTCATGTCGGCGATCTGAACCGCTACGCCGAACTGCTGCGCCGCATCACAGACGCCGCATTCAGCGAAGGCGAGCACGCCGAGTGAAAAGACCATCTTCGGGTCATGCCCGCCGACTGGCGGGCTTGGCCTCGTAGAAGGCACCGTATCTTGCGCTGCCATCCTGCTGGAGACAAGCATGACCCAGATCCACCTCACCGACCCCCAAGCCGCCATCCTGTCAACCGCCTGCGCGCGCGAGGACGGGATGGTGTTCCCCGTCACCGCCAGCCTCAAGGGCGGCGCGGTGGGCAATGTCTGCAAGAGCCTGCTGAAGCGCGGGCTGATCGAGGAAATCGCCGCTGCCAATCCCGACACGGTCTGGCGGCATGACGAAGCGGGCCCCCTGACGCTGCGTGCCACTCGGCTCGCCTATTCTGTACTCGGCATTGGCGACGCCGACGGTGCAGAGCCTGCCACTCAGCCCGACCTGACGCCCCCGACCCAGCGCAAGGGTACCAAGCAGGCACAGCTGATCGCGCTGCTGGAGGCCCCCGATGGCGCAACCATCGACGAGATGGTCATCGCGACCGGCTGGCTGAGACACACTTTGCGTGGATCAATGTCTGGGGCGCTAAAAAAGAAACTCGGCTTGACCATCAGGTCGGAAAAGGTCGACGGTCGGGGGCGGTGCTACAAGATTTCTTCAGCCTGACCTCAGGCAACAACACTGCCCATATTGCCGCCGTCGACCGAACCCGGTCGGCGGCTTTCACGTGACCAGTCTGATTATTGGCCGATCTGGCGCTGCTCCAGTGTTTCGTCGTCACCGTCCGACTTCATGACATCGGCGATGAGGTGGTTCACCATCTCGTCGAAATAACGGGTCAGTTCCCGATGAAGGCTTTGAAACTCGGCGGCGATTGTCGCCTCGAAAACACTCTTGCGGGCCCGCACCATGACCGTCGTTCGTCGCTGACGAGGGTACCGATAAGGCTTCACATCATGCTTGCGGCACAACGCCACGAACACCCGCACGGCCCAGACATCCGGAAGGATATACTGCAATTCTGTTTCTGGCTCAGCGGCCTTGGTTCCTGCCAGATCCAACCTTGCTTGCATCCGTCCGAGCGCCGCCCCGGCTGCTGCCCGTTCCCCGGGCGTCGCCCCGCGCGCGAAGAGCGCCTCGAGTTTTATCAACTTGTCACGGATGTCTTGGTGGTTGTTCATCTTCACCGCGCCCTGTTGCTTCCGGAGCGGCCGTAAAGCACCACCGCTTCAGCAGGTCAACCACGACTTGGGCGTCTCGTCCTCGCTCGAACAGCCGCCGCAGCAGATAACTGCGCACCAGCGACACGCCGACGAAGGCGAGCCCGATGGTCAGGTGCTCAGCAAGACCGGTCTCGATTCCGAACCATGGGAACACCACGATCTGCGTCGCGATGGCCAGCGCATAGCCGACGACGACATTCGTCGCGGCTTCAACCAGCGACATGGCGCGCGATTGCTTCATGTCGTCACCTCATCCATCGGCCAGCAGTTCAGCTGCCAAAGTTCGGAGCGCATGCGCTGCAACCAAGGGAACCACTCCGTTGCCACAAAGGCGAAGCCGGTCCACCCGGTGGGCCAGCCCATCAGCGCCTCGACGAACAGCGGGTTCAAGGTCCGGCGCACATCGCAGGTATTGCTCCCAGCCACCTTCATCACCAGGACCTGGCGGCCAAGCAGGCCATTGACCGGAGTGTTCGCCAATGTCGTCGCGCCATCCTTGTGGTCGCGCGCCGTCGGGGTCATCCACATCCCCGCCGCATGGGTCAGATCGGCCGTCCTGCGGTTGCCCGCACTCGGCTTGCAGCCGTCGTTCGCCATCGGTGTCGGCCAGTCGCGCGCCATGCGGTCCAGACCCTTCTCGTCGCGCCTCTCGCCACCCCGGCTGCGGAAACTGTCGATCTGCGGCGTCGGCCACATCGCGGCCGTCGTCGCGAGGTTCATCCCGTGCTGGCCCGCTTCCTGCGAAGGGGTCGGCTTTGTCTGCCGGTTCTCGTTGGCGCTGGCCCTCGGCGTCGGCCAGAGTCGCAGCAATTCCGTCCGGTTCCCGCCACTCGACCGGGTCCCAGAGCAGGCGCGCGGGGTCGGCCAGCGTGTCGCCTTCTCGGATGGCAAGGATGAACAGCCGCTCGCGTCGATGGGGCGCACCGACTTCCGCCGCCGTAAAGAGGCCTGCCGCAAGGCGGTAGCCCATGTTGACCAGTCCGCTGGCGACATCGGGGAAGCCGAGGCGGAGATGATGGGCGACATTCTCGAGGAAGACGAAAGGTGGTTCGACTTCGCCGATGATGCGGGCGACATGGGGCCAAAGGTGGCGGGGATCCTCGGTACCGAGGCGTCGCCCCGCGACCGAAAATGGCTGGCAAGGATACCCGGCCGAGAGGATATCCACGCTGCCGCGCCACGGTCGGCCATCGAAGGTGGCAACGTCGTCCCATATAACCGCTTGATCCAAGGACGCGTCTTCCATCCGCGCCACGAGAGTGGCTGCGGCGTATGTTTCCCGTTCGACATAGCCCACAGCACGATATCCGGGGATGGCGATGGTGAGACCGAGGTCGAGACCGCCTGCGCCGGAGCAGAGGGAGAGGCCGAACAGGCATGCGTCTGCGGTTCCGGAAGCGCGTCCGGTGGGATGTAGAGCCAGGTCATGCATGTCACGCTGCGGATTTGGGTTTGCGGGCAGGTTCTGGATCGGCGTCTTTGTCGGGTGCATCGGCGGGGGCGTCAGCATTATCGCCCAGCCGCTCGGTTCTGATCTGCCCAAAAGCTCTGCCATCGCCATCAAGAATTGCGTCGCGGCCGGTGTCGGCCTGCCAGCGTTCAACGGCGACGTCGATATAGGCCGGGCTGATCTCCATCGCGAATACGCGCCGCCCATTGGCCTCCCCCGCCATGATCTGCGAACCCGAACCACAGAACGGCTCGTAGCAAAGCCCACCCCGCGCCACATGCTGGCGCATCGGGATCCCAAAGGCGTCCAGCGGCTTCGGCGTGGGATGATCGGGCCGGTCAACCTTGGCGAAACTGGGCAGCGCCCATGTCGATGGCAGCGTTTCCTCGGCCACCTTTGGCGGACGGTTCGGGCGGCGCCAGCCCATGAAACAGGGCTCGTGTTTCCACAGGTAATGCGACCGGGTGAGAACCCCGCGGTCCTTCACCCAGATGATCTGCTGATGGACGAACGCCCCGACCTTTTCCCAGCAGGCTTCCAGCATCGCCTGGCGACGCGAGGCGTGCCAGCAATACCAGGCGGCATTTTCAGCGATTGCTTCCGCGACGGCGGCCGCGATGAAGCCGTCGTACAGTTCCGCGCCCTGCGAACTGTCATCCCAGGTAGTGCCGTAGGACGCCGACCAGTCCTTGTTCCGGGTCGGATGGTTCGAGCCGTCGTAGTCGACGAGGTAGGGAGGATCGGTCGCAAACAGGATCGCGCGTTCGCCGTTCATCAGGCGGCGCACATCGGTGGCGCTGGTGCTGTCGCCGCAAAGGAGTCGGTGATCGCCGAGAATCCACAGATCGCCGGTGCGCGACGCCGGGTTGCGCGGCGGTTCCGGGATCACGACCGGCGGCACATTGGCACCGCCGCCTTCTTCGCCTTCGCCTTCCGGCACGAAAGCCAGCAGCTTGTCCAACTCGCCGTCGGAAAACCCGACCAGCGACAGGTCGAAATCATCTGCCAGCAACTCGTTCAACTCTGCTGACAGCAGCGCCTCATCCCATGTGCCAAGTTCCGTAAGCTTATTGTCCGCGATCCGATAAGCCCGTCGCTGCGCTTCCGTCAAATGGCCGAGAACGATCACCGGCGCTTCCGTCAGCCCGAGCTGCGTGGCGGCCAGCACCCGGCCGTGCCCCGCGATCAATTCGCCATCTTCCGCGACCAGGCACGGCACGGTCCAGCCGAACTCGGCCATGCTGGCGGCGATCTTGGCAACCTGATCTGCGCCATGCCCCTTGGCATTGCGGGCATAGGGCTGCAAACGCGCGAGCGGCCATTGCTCGATGCGCTCCGGGGCGAAGCTGAGGGTCATGTTGATGGTCCTGTTGCAGGATTGGCTGGCTTCCGGGCTGGACTCCGGTTGCGGAATCCATGGTGGATTTCACTGGCTTCAAACTGGACTCCGGAGTCCAGGGTATCCACCCCGGAGTCCACCAGCCAAGTGTTTGTTTTATTGTGTTATTTCAGGGGTTCAGGGGTGGATTCCACGAGGGGTGGCTTCCCAAAAAAATCGCTCTGACGCTGGCGATATGCCGCGCTGCGCCCCCCAGCATACGTTTTCGGCCAGAAAGGAACCGGAAAACAATGGCCTAGGGTTTTCGCTCAGTCCCGTTCGGTCATCGCTTGATCCGAAAAAACTATTGCCACCCTCGCACCCCGTCAACCGCCTGCCACTCGCCTTTCTAACCGTCTGGACCCCGATCTGGATTCCGGTTCGGACTCTGGGGTCCACCACGGCATCCACTTCAGCATCCGATCACCAGCGGTTTGTTTAACGCAGAACACCGACCCTGAGAAACTTGTAGCCTCAATCTCGGAGATTGTCTTGCCTCCCGGTGTCCCACCGAAAAGTGTCCCGCAAACACGAAACGGGTTGACAGGGCGGCCATGGCACGACCGCCCCGCAGGTTTACGCGGTTTTCTCAATGACAAAGTCCATCGATCGCTTGCGCGGTACGGCTTTGCCGTTAAGACGCCAGACGATCACGGCCAGCCCGTATTCGTGCCGTCTGTTGGCGGAAGATCGGCTGATCCCATGCGCATAGCAGATGCCTTTCCAGGCCTTGCGGTTGGCCCGCGCCCAGAGGATCTGGGCGATTTCCTTGTCGACCCAGCGCAGCCACAGCATGGCCTCATCGGCCTGCGTGATCATTCGCGGTGATGGCAACGGTTTACGCATGCGCGGCTCCTGACTTACCTGATCGGCGAAGCTGGAGAGGTATTCAGGCCAGGCGCTGACATAGCCCTGCGGGCGCACCGGTGGCATCGCACGCATGACGTCTGCCGCAAGGTCCAGCCGATCCGCAACCATGGCGCGGGTCCAGTCAGCCATGGCGCACCTCCTGCCCGGCAGGGCGCTTGCCATAGAGTTTCTCGCCAAGCTGGCGGACCAGTGCGCGCTCAGGCCAGGTTAGCCGGTGGTCGTCGATGGTAACGGCCAGAAGCCCCTGTTCCTGCCAGCCGTCGCGCTTGACCTGATCGGGATCCCGGCGCTGGCCGCCGTAGCCTCTGGGGATGAACCTCATGCCACACCTCCGCCGGTCTCGACGGCCCAGAGCAGCAGGGCGATTGCATCGGCCTCGTTGTCGTCGGCCGGGGTGAAGCCGCGCGAGCGGGCGGCGGCAATCATCGCCTGCTTCAGTGCATTGCCCTTGCCGGTGGCGTGGCGCTTGATCGTGCCCACTGGTACGCCCTGATAAGGCACGCCGCGCAGCTCGGCCCATGCGGTCAGCGTGGCCATGAGGCCGCCGTAGACGTGGGCAGCGTCAGTGCCTGCGTGGCGCCGGACCTCTTCGAACCAGATTGCTCCCACCGGTCCTGACAACCGGTCCAGTTCACCCAGCCAGTTGGTGAAGCGCAGGTAGCGCATGCCGCCACCGTCGAAGCGGCCGGGCCGGAAGCTGGCGGTGCCGCTGGTGATCAGCCCATCGTAGCCGCGCAGAGCCCAGCCGGTGGTGGTGCCGAGATCAAGCGCGAGGATGCTGCGCGACCGCTCCGGCGGCGGCGGCATTTTCGGGGTTGCGCCTGCATCGGCGCTGGACAGAGTCAGGTTAGCCATGGGTGGTCTCCTTTTTGGGTTGGCTGCTCGGGCGGAAGACGACGGCGATCATGTTCTTGGCGGAGCGGGTCGCCGTCGTCGGATTGGAGTTTGGTGCAAGACTTGGATCCCAGAACGATGCCCAGGGGTAGGTGGTGATCCTCCCGCGTTTAGCGGGGAGGTCACCTACCCCCTTAGGGGGGGGGGTAAATCCGGTTTTTGTGCTTTAGCGTAACCTGTTGTATTCAATGAAATATTCTTACTTTCCAAAAACCGTTTTGACCAAAGGCAATCCGGGTTCTGGGATCTAGCGCAAGTCTCTGATTTCAATGGGAGATTTCTAAAGTACAAAAACCGCCACCCTGAAAACCGGGCCGGTTTTTGGCAGAAAACCGGACAATCCGGATTCTTGGACGGACCCATTTGGACAGAATAAATCATTCTGAACCCCCATCCTGATCGACCCAGATCTCGGGATTTTCGACGGGCAGAAGGGCACCGGATTCAGCGCACATGTAGTCAGATGGGAAGACGCCAACGACCGCAGGAATGACTTCCCCGGTATCGGCATCGATCACCTCGGTATCGGTTTTGAGGCACATATCTTGGACACAGATGTAACCGAATTTCGACTTCGTTGGCTTCAAACCGAGCTCGTCCAACTTCTTGCCGCGGACAAACTTGACGTGGCCTTTTGTCGCCAGAACGTGGAGCCGATCTGCGATACTGGTCTTGCCTCCGAGGCTGCCTTTGTTCTCGAACTTTGCGGCAAATTGGGTCAACGTGAACATCTTGCCCCGAGCTGCTTGCTCAGCAATCATTTGCAGGATCACATCTCCCTTGCGCGCCCGCTCCGCGTCATGCTTGGCCCCGACCTCCTGGCGCACCAGCCGCTCGTTCATGGGGTTGATCTCCACCCACTCGCCATTGACCTTGTCGATCAGTTTCGGTGCCAAGGCAGGCCCATTGCGCAGTTCGATCTCCAGTTTGCGCTGGGGGCTTTCCTCGTCGGGACGGTGCAGGATCAGACCGGAGGTATAGAACCCGCGCAGCGCACTGGCCCCGGAGAGCGCCAGAAAGGGATCGTCCTTGACCTGCTGCTTGCTGAGTTTTTTCGTGTGATGGGCGAGGATCACGCCGCAGTCAGGGTTGATGTGGTCGCGCAGAACTTCGACCCGGTCCTTCAGAAAGAACATCATTGCACCGTTATCGTTTTCGCCGCCGCCGTCGGGCCCGCCGTCAAAGATATTGCGAATTGGATCGATGCAGATGATGTCGACCGGATCGGTCGGGAAGGACCGCCGAATGGCCTCGGCCACGCGCATGCTGCCTTCGGTGTCGAGCAGCATCTTCAGCTTCGGTGTCGCGACCAGGTTGTCGCGCGCGCCAGCCAAAACCCTTTGCGGCAGCGCAATCTGCTTCATCCGTTCGCGCAGATAATGATACTGGATTTCGGCCTGCAGGTAGAACACGCGCAGCGGACGCGGCGGTGTGAAGTCGAGAAACGGCACGCCCGCGGCCATGTGCACGAGCCAGGAGATCAAGAGATCGCTCTTGCCGACCTTGGGCGCACCGCCCAGCACCAACAACCCGCCCGGTGTCAGCACGCGCGGCGCGATGATATCAGCGGGCATAGGGCTCGCGTCGTCGAGCAGCGCCCCAAGGGTGAAGGCTGGCATCTCATTGGGCACAGGGGCCGCGCTGTCGAGCCGTATCAGGGGGGCACCGTGCTTTTCGACATGGATGGCCCAGAGCCGCTCGGACTCGCGCTTGAGCCGCTCCACCGGCCACTGTGGGCGCAGCATGGCGGCGTTGTAACCGCAGATCGCCTCCCAGCCGTCGCCCTTCGACAGCCGGCCGTCATGGACCATGCGGATGAAATAGCCGATCGCCGCACTGGCCCCCTCAAAGCGTGACCAGTCGTCTTGCCCGCCTTCGCGAACGGGCGTGACCAGGACCTCGTCGGAGCGGGGCTTGTCAGGGGCCACGAAATCCGGCTGCAATGACACGCCCGGCGCGGGCGGCATGTCGGCGACGGTATCGATGAACTCGCCCAGATCGCGTTCCACCGCCGGGTTCATTTCCACGATCCGAACTTGGGTCTTGAGGTTGTTCTTGTAATAGACCGAGCCTGCCACCCGGATCGGCTGGTGCGCCGAGCGGAAGTGCATGTCACCGCCGACCTTGGCAGCTATGTCGCCGCGCAGGCGGCACAGGCGACGAATGTCATCGCCCTCGGCAGGCTCGCTGAGTTTCCACCAGACATGGGCCTTGTGCTGCCCCTCGGGCGTCACGCCGCCGCTTTCGACCACCATGGTCGGCTGACCGAGGTGGCGCTCCAGATGCGCCCGCTTGGCGGCAATATCGCCGGTGTCGATATCCACGACCACGGTTTGCATCTGCAGGACTTCTGCGGCTTTGGCTTGGCCGGGGGCAGCGACTGTACCAGGGATGACATAGACCGCTGCACCCTCGCGTGACGCCCATGTGGCGAAGGTGGCCATCTTGTCGGGGGCGGCCTGATCCGCCTCGATCCAGATGTTGTGCGGGCGGCCATCGATGCCTTGGCCCTTGTCGATGAAACTGCGGACCGGGATCAGCCCGTCGCAATAGCCGAAGACCACCGCCATGAACTGGGCGATTTGCGCCGGGTCCGGTTCGTCTCCGAACACATCCACCAGCGAGACCGCATCGTTGAAATCCCGCCATGGGTTGAAATGGATCAGGTTTTCTTTGGGCTGGTCGATGGGCGGCGGCGTGTCGGACGGCGCGTGGTGATCGTCGTGATCGTCGTGGTCAGTACTCATTTTGGATCCCTCAAATTGATCTGGTGAACGGGGCGGGTCTTTGGGTGTGTCGGTCATGTCGGCATCCCCCAGCAGCGCTCCGCCCATGGGCAGAAGCGGCATTCAAAGAAGTCTCGATTTTGGGCCACACGCGGCAGCAACTCGCCCGCGTCGGTGGCCTGCAGGATCCGCACACCGCGATCCGACATCCGCTGCGCCAGATCCGCATCGAAGGGCACCAGCTCGTGGTGCATCTCGGCGGTGTCCTTGTTGATGGCGGTGAACAGCGCTGGCGCGGCCGCGATGCCTGGGATCGTCGCGTCCATATAGGCCTGGTAGACTGCGATCTGGGCTGCATAGACCGGCTTGGATTTGGTGACGCCATCTTTGACGCAAGCACGCCAGTTCTTGGCGTTCATCGTCTTGCATTCCCACAGCGCGGGGATGGCCAGCCCGAAGCCTTCGGGGCTTGCGGCGATGATGCCGTCGACATGGCCACGGATGCGCCCACCGGCGATCGAGAAGCCGAACTGGCCCCCATCGGGGCGATTGCCCTTGCGGGTATAGAGATCGAAGCCCGCGCCGCGCAGCCATGCCACCGCCAGATCCTCAAGGACATGGCCGATGGCGAAGATGCGCAGCAGCTGGCCGCTGAAGTCCTGGCCCTCGTCTTTCGGCGCATGCGTGAACTCGAACTGCAAGGCCCGTTCGCAAGCATGGCCAAGGCGCGAGCCGCCGAGATAATCGCGCGGGGTGCGTGCGGCATTGTCGGTGGTCAGGGCTGCGTCGATGGCGGCGTTCACCTTGTCGGCAAAGCTGGGCCTGTGATTATAGTCCAGCATCAGAAGGGGATCTCCGATTGGCTGGCGATCTCGGCCATTTCTGCGCGGAATGCCTCGACGATCATCACGATCAACCGGTGCATGTCGTTCCGGGTCAGCTGGCCCAGCGAGCGGTCCCAGCCGATGCGTTCCATCTCCGGGGCGAGCGCGCGCATCACAGCGGGCAGCGCCTGCGTTTCCTCTTCGGTAAAATCGACCATCTTCAATCCTTTTCGGGCCTTGAGGGTGAAAGCCGCCTGGCAGCCCATTGAGCAAAACCAGCGGCGGGTTCGGTGCGGGCGTGGCTGGTGGGGATCGAACCAACCGAAACCTCGGGTTCGAGATGTGCAGACGGCGCAAAGCAAAGGGCGCGGATGCCAGAGGCGATCAAGGCCTGGCTGATCCGGAGCCGCCGGGGACGGGGATGAGATTTGCGCGACATGGCTCACGCTGCCCTTCGCTGGTCGGGGGCGGCGGTCATGACGAGATGGCGGATTGCCCGCTTGTTGAAGGTGAAGGTCATCAGCGCCGAGGCGTGATAGCGCGTCAGGCCGTAATCCTGCCGATAGGCGGGCGGCAGATATTGCAGCTGCTTGTCCGTGGCGGCCTGTTTCAGCCAGCCGCGCGTCTTGAAGGCGCTTTCGTCGGTCTCGACCTCGTTCAGCCAATCATCGGCTTGTGCGAGGCAGACGGTCCGCTCACCGATGCCCAGCAGGCGCGGGCTTTGGCCCTTTGCGCCGCCGACAGCATGCCAGCGTCCTTCCAGAAAGAAGATGCCGCCCCAGGCGTTGAACCCGTTGGCCATCAGCGCGTCATCCGCCCCGAACAGATCGATCCAGGCGAAGCTGGACCTCTTCAACAGATCAATCTCGGTCATAATGAAACCGCTCAGCGTCCCATCATCGGCCTCTTGTGAACGCAGGTCCTCCTCGCGATCGAACACCTCGCCACAAAGCGGGCACTCAAAACAGGCCAGTGGAATGTCGCCGCCACAGGCCGGGCACACCTTGGTCGGGGCCTCACCAGTCTCGGTTTTGCCGTCGAGATCCACATCCTGCTCCAGCGTGCCGTGGATCAGGCTCGACGTGCCGAAATCCAGCACGACGCAGTCGGTCTTGATGATGCCGGGGTGTTCCTCCGGATCGATGGTGCGCAGCCCGCGCCCGACCATCTGGATCATGGTCGATTTGTAGGATGAGGGCCGCAGCAGCACGACGCAGGAAGTCGGCGGATGGTCCCAGCCTTCGGTCAGCACCGCCACGTTGACGATGACGCGAATATCCCCGGCCGCGTAGGCGGCAAGAATCTCGCGGCGATCCTCGCTTGGTAGATCACCATGGATCAGCCCGGCAGGCACATCTGCGGCGTTGAAGGCCTCCGTTACATGGGCGGCGTGGGCGACAGTGGAACAGAACACCACCGTTTGCCGGTAGACATGTTCGCCGCCTGGCTCTTGCGCCTTTTCCTTCCAGTGCCGGATGACCTCGTCCGTCACTGGCGCACGGTCCATGATCGACGCGACCTCGGCCATGTCGAAGTCCGCCAGCGACTTGCGCACAGCGCGCAGCTTGTCCTGCACGCCCACATCGATCACGAAGGTGCGTGGCGGGACCAGATGGCCCGAGGCGATCAACTCACCCAGACGCACCTGGTCGGCGACATTGTCGAACACCTCGCGCAGGCCCTTTTTGTCGCCCCGGTTTGGGGTGGCGGTAACGCCGAAGATGCGGGCGTCAGGGTTTGCATTGCGGACATGGTCGATGATGCGGCGGTAGCTTGCCGCCACCGCATGATGCGCCTCGTCGATCACCAAAAGATCGAGGCGCGGCATGGCGGCGAGATTGCCGGTCCGGGCCAGCGTCGGCACCATGGCGAAGGTCACCTGACCCGCCCACGACTTGGCACTGGCATCGACCACCGACGTGGTCAGGCCGGGATTGACCCGGGCAAACTTGCCCCGGTTCTGATCGGTCAGCTCGTCGCGGTGCGCCAGCACGAAGGCCTTGGCATCGGTTTCGGCAATGCGCTGCCCAACAACCGCAGACAAAGCCAAAGTTTTACCAAACCCGGTGCTCGCCACACTCAGCGTGTTGCCGCGTGTTGCGAGCGCAGCAAGGCTGCGCTCAACAAAGGTTTTCTGACGGGGGCGAAGGCGCATCGGTCTTCCCCTCACTCGGCCCAGCTGGGACGCCCGGAAAAACCGGGGGTCGCAGGGGTTTGCGGTGTCTGCTGCTGGGTGCCGGGTGCGATGTAGACCTGCGCCGGGGCGACATAACCCTGCTGCGGCGTACTGGTTGCCGGGGGCTGGCTGTAACCCGGCATCGGGGCAGCATTGCCGTGTCCCATCAACTGCGCATAATCGCGGTGGCTGGGCGTGACGGCAGATCGGACCTCGTTCTTGTCCTCGCCATTGGTGTCGGACCCGATGTCCATGCGGGCGATGAATTCGATCCCGTCCAACTCGGCAAAGCCGCTGATCCGGCGGCGGGCCTGCGCTTGGGCCGAATTATCCTTGTCGGCGATGCCGCGCGCCGAATTCAGGATGCCCTTGATCAACCCGCGCCCAGCGTTGCCCCAATCCGGGCCCTTGGGGCTGTAAAGCCCGATCAGCGACCAGATCTTGCGCTTGGCATAAGGCCCCTCGACCACGGTATATTCGGCATCGAGATAGACCGCCACGGTGGCACCGCGCTTGGCATAACCACCAGTCCACCCTTGCGAGGGATCGTCGAAACCGCCGGGGCGGATGGTCAGACGCACCTTGGCCAGTGTGCCCTTCGGGATGACGTTGCCGCTGCTTTGCGCGGAGTTGAAATCGTTCCAGAGTCCGGTCATCGGATTAATCCTTTCAATTGACGTGGGAGGGGTTTGCGGCGGCAGCGGCAGACGGACTTTCGACTGCTGCGGGATAGGTCAGGCGGGCTGCCGCGGGGCGCACCGGGCCGTGGATCTTGGCCATCAACTGGCCCAGATGCGGCACTTCGACCATGTCGAGCCGCCCGGAACGATCCTTGGCCGGAAAGCCGAAGGGGTTCAGCGTCTGACAGACGAAGGCGCGTGCGGTCTGGCCATCGGCACTGGCAATCTCGGCCATGGTGATGACCTGATCGACGATTCCGGGCAGTTCCAGCCCGGTCTTGGCGCCGTCGATCTGCGGCGAGAACACCTTGCGGTTGAAGTCATCGAGCTTCTCGTCGAGGATCCCGACGAACCAGATGTTCTTGCGGCGGGTGTGCTGCAGATGGGTGAGCCAGGCGATCATCTCGCGGCCATGCAGCCCGTAAGCCCCCCGGACATCCGGCTTGCCGGTCTTTTCCGAAAACGCCTCGGGCTGGCCCTTGCACCACTGGAAGCAGAGCCGCCCGGCAACGGTGATGGAATCGACGAACAGCGTCTCGTAGCGGTCAACGGCAGTCGGATCGCCGAACTTCTGGCAAACGGCGGCATGATGCGCCGGGCTGTAAGCCTGATCATCGCGCAAGCTGGGGTTCGCACCACCGATGAACACCGCAAAATCGCGGCACTCCATCCATGTGCGCGGCCGGATCGTGTCGCCCTGCCAGCCCTCGATGGCGAGATCGCCCGCCTCGAGATCCATGAACAGGGTCGTCGTGGCATTCAGCGACCACAGCAGGCTGGTCTTGCCGATGCCGGATTTGCCGAAGATGCAGCCCTTGATGCCGCGCGGTTCGGCCAGCCGCTGATCGGCAGTGATGATGGGCAGCGCGCCGGTCATGCCGACACCTCATGCTGCGCCTGCAACGCATCAGAACCTTCGGCAGTCACCGCGACGTAGAGCGCATCCAGTCGGTCAGCTTCGTCCAGGCATTCCTTGCCCTTGCGCCGCATGAAACGACGGGCATCGTCGAGGAGCTCGGGTTCCGCAATGAGGGCCGGGATCGCGACGTATTCTTCGGCGCTTTCCACAAAGTAGGACTTCTACCAAGCGGCGCGAAGGCTGACTCAGGAGGGGATTCCCAACGCGCCGAAAGTCTGAATCTATGGCGGCAGGTCTTGGGAGGACATGGTCATGGGTACAGCGATAGAATTGCGGGCGGATTTTGATG